GCTAATTTTTCAAAGGTGGCATTAATCAGTTGATTCTGATTGAGATCAACATTAGTTAGAAATTTTTGAGCCATGTTTTAAGTCCTTATGTCAAATAAGCATAACCAGAAAAGGGTGTTGAAAAAAGTACGGTAATACTTGTGTTGCTATTATATACTACTTCACCATGCACAACGGTACCAGCACTATCCACAATGGTCACCGAAGGGCGTCCACCCAAAGCATGAGTAATTGCCCAAGTACTTGAAGCCGCCCCTTGTACATGGATGTAGCGTTCGTTGTTGGTGAGTACATCAACATTGAGTTCTGTGAGTGCGGTAAAGAACGGTTCGCTCGGCCAGCCATCTGAAGTCTTCGGTCCGTAAAAATCACCTGTCGCGACATCAATATATATGTTGCCAATAGTGCCGTAGTCGGCTGGAATACTTACAGGCATCCTAAACCTCTACCTGAATCCATGGGACACCTGAACCATAAAGCACTGCCTGTTGGTATTCAACTCCAGGAAGCCTTACAACTACAGTGTTCGGCTCCTCGTGGACAATTTCCACGATGTTCCGTTGATCCTCAACTATGGCGTTATAGTCTGCATTCCCGATAGTTATCTGTGTGATATTGCTCATCTAGTAACTTCCTTCTCCAAGCGGAACTCCCCGCGAACAACCTTGTAAACCGCACCAGTAGCAGTTTTCACTATCTCCAAGTCGTAGACCCCACTCCTAGTCAGGGTTGCGGTTAAGTCAGGAGTCAGCGAAATCGTTATTGCCCCTAGGGTCGCATTGATAGTTATGCGACCATTTGCGTTGGTCAACTCCATTAGCGAAGAAGTGGAATCAACATCTCGTCTAATTTGCATACGAGCCGTATACCCAGCCAGCGAGAAAGCAACCCCATTAGCATCTTTGATCTCTAGGACGCGCTGAAAGGTTGACCCTTGGTCACACACCATGTTGTATCTACCTGCAAGCATTTACCCTCACTCCATCAAAGGCACGCAAAAGCCTCTACCCTTACAAGAATACAACACTTGTATCTTTAGGATTTGAAGAGTTATGCCTTTTTCTTGCTTTTTGACTGTGCTTCAACAACAGCAGTCACTACCGAGAAAAGTGCGGTTGTGCCCTTGTCGCCAATTTTGGTAGATACCCAAGCCAGCGCGGTCAAAGCGATCGGCATGATTACAGCAACGATTTCTGCTGATACACCGTACTTGTTTGCACCGTATCCGATAGCGCCCAAAAGCGCACCTTTTACTGCTTGGTCGCTGACGTTTGCTTTAATATTCTTGTCCATTGTTTTCCTCCGTGATAGGGAATTGATATTCTCCTGAACGCATCATGTCCATGGCAAACTCCAACATACCATGTGCAAGCCATGGCGTCATGGAATCAGATATGGACAGCACTAGTTCTTGTTGAGAGTTGGAAGCCACTTCTGCAATAACAACAAAATTGGTTACAAGACCTTGAGGCAGTGAATCCCGAAGGAGTTGCTCAATTTGTTTATCCACAGAACTTTGAGAATCTTCCTCTTCCATGGAGCCTCCATTTTAAAGTTACTTAACTATTCTACATCAAGCGGTCATTGTGTGGGTGACGATCATTCCCAATGGTCTTGCGGGCTCAAGCAGACTTAAGATAACGGAGTTTGATGTACCAATATCTCCAACAACCGACCCGAAGGTTTCAGACTGACTCGTGGTAAATGCTATTGAATTCGCTGACATGGTGTATTCAACTTGTTTGTTCCCAGTAAGGTTTCTTTGAATAGCACTTATCATTGCGTTAGTAGTTCCAGCATTATGTCCGTAATATCCTGTTTCAACCTGCCATCTAGCAAACGATTCAATTCCTGCTGGCAAACCACCAAGGTTGGTTGCATCACTTCCAAGAACGTCATTTCCGTTTAAAAGGCTTGAGTTTAGAGTGAAAACACTCCAACCAACACCCTCTGTTGAAGGTTGGTAAGTGATAAGAACTGGTCTCCCTCGGAACTGCGAGAGCCATGAAAGATACGAACTATCACAAACCCTAGGGTCAACCAATCTACTTAAAGTGAATAAATTGTTTGCACTACCGCCCTCTGACGCATCCAAATATTCAAATGAGATTGCCTGATCATAAACATCACCTGCCGTAGTCGTGATAACATCCAAAAATCTCATAAGAGGATAGGTGGGATTGTTGGTTGAGAAGTTAGCGGTGTCTACTTCAAGAAAAATTTCAGGCAAATATGCTGCTGTGTTGTTGAGGAAATCTCCCAAAAGAAATCTTTGTGAATGATACGCGGACGGTCTAGCGATATTCAAAAATGCATCAGTTAAAGTATCAAAAACGACCCTAAAGTTTAAACCAATTGACCATCTACCAGTTGACGGAACAGCAACTGGAACAGCGCGAATTAGTTGCCATATTGGCGTATCTGATCCACCAATATCTATGGTGTGAAAACCCTCGTTTCCTGTGACCCGACTGAATGGATCAGCAAAACTAAACGAAGATGTATTTGAGTCAAATTCAACTTCAGTTAAGACTGTTTGCAGATATAGCGTGCAGTTTTTTGTTGCCCTAACCCACATGAATGATTCAATAAAATCGTTTCCGTCAACATCCGTAGTAACCGCATACTGAGATGGGACATCCAAAACAGACGAATGGTAATTAAACTTGACGTAGTTCTCTAAACTTGATGGAATTAGTTTTAGCGATCCAAAATCTGCATCAAGATATTCAGTTGGATCAGTTACGATAGTTCCATTGCTTGACCACAAATCATCAATACCTGTAGCGACAAAAGTGGTTTGCTCTAGGAAAATCCGTTCCGTCTCATCAATATAGTTGAAAGTAGTACCCATTATTATACTGTCGCTATCGTCGTGCAAGCACCAATAGGTATAGCGCCTTTTTCTAGAACGGTAACACTCAAACCGTTATTTGTAGCGAATGTAGTACTGCCAGATATATCAACATCAAGAGCAGAAACATACTTCACCCCAACCACTTTTGAGGCAATTGTCGTTAAATAAAGATTGTTGATGCTTGAAGAAAAATCCCATCCGCTAACTGACAGATAGTTTTCAATTGCTGCCGAAACCGCAGTACCAACATCAGAAGTTGAATAGTTTGACTCAACCACAACCGTGCATGAAACATCCACATCAAAAGTGTTCATATCATGCATATAAACATTAAGACCAGCAACAACACGGGATTTAATATCATTACTAATCGCAAGTTTCTGTGCAACACTGACGCTTGCACCAGTGGAATCACATAGAGAAATTGTTACAGCGCCACCAACATTCGGGGTTGAAAAAAGCATTCCGTTAGCCAAAACCACAGCACCAACCGTAGTTACCGCTGTAGTTATGTTGGCATTGGTTTTTGCATATCTAAAAGTAGTTGTTGTTGGTACAGCCGTAATTGTGTATGTTCCGTTGTAAACAGCGTTCGCCATTCCAGACACAACCACGCTGTCGCCTATAGAAAAGTTATGGTCATAACGAGATGTCAATGTCACGACATTTGTTGACAAGACCGCATTAACGATGTCGTTTTCTTTTGCCTGTGTAAGGTCGTAAACTTTGTAACGACTTACTGTTGGATAATTCACCGCAATGTAGTTCGTCAACTGTGACGCTGTAGTGATAGCGCTACTGAGCGAACCAAGAAAAGTTACGGCGCGATTAAAATATTCAGCATCTGTTTCGGTGTCTGTTCCAACGCTAGCCAAACTGGTGAGTGTCACATCCAAAATATATGGCGTGCTTGAAACAACGGTGAGATTGGATGGAACCGGGATGTCTGGATACACCGAAGGATCTGAAGCAATAACAGAAACAGAACCAGTAGTGCTCCCAGATGCAATCGTCAAGTCATTGACAGTCTCATATAGATACTGTGTTAGAACATTCGCGGAGTCATAAACATCAAAAGAAAACACTGTTCCTGACGAAATGGTCGCACCAGTATTTATAGACAGTTCAACCAGCACGGTTGCAGTTGATGGTGTCGCTTCAATTCTTGTGAAACCCATCAGGTTTAGTAATCCTTCCATTAACCCATCAGGCAAACTATTGATTGTGCTTATCAAACTTCCCGTTGAATGAGACACTGCTTCAAGCAGGGCGTTCTCAATAGTGCCTACACGAGGTGTAAATTCAGGCAATGCGATCTGCGCATACTCAATAGCATCGTCGTAGATGTCAGTTATCTGTTTGTCGTTAATAGTTAGATTAATGTACTCAGAAAAGTTTGGCGATGCCATTATTGTTTTGTCCGTTCAAATTTGATTGATAAATTGGATGTTCCATTATTATCCGTAACCACATTCACATCAGTTACAGTTATCTCTGGAATCAATTTCCCTATTTCTTGCCCTACTTTTCCTGTTTGACGTATATCAAAAGTTGGGTCATTGGTTCCGTAAAATGTTGAAATAGGCAAAGAATTTGGTTCTATCTGTATGGCGTAACCAATAAGGGTTGCGTAATACTCGTCGGAACCGTCGTCAATGGTTTCCATTTGAAAAGAGGTTTTTGAAAACCGTAAAGGTAAACGAATAGTGTTCATAACGAGCCCACAATCACACCTTCATCAAGGGAATCATTCAATAATACAACAAGAACTCGTGCTCCAATCGCAGGAAGGGTAAGGGTTTGGCTGTATCCCCCAGAAATGCTTGTTGTCGTAGCCGAAAGACTCACTCCAGTAACAACAGAAACACCGGGGTCTGCTGTTCCAGTTGACACATTCAAAGTCTGCTTCACGGGTGTAGTCACAGGGAAAGTGAATGGGGACATGAACTTGTAAGGACCCAATTGGGCATCAGAGTTCAATGCCGCTATCTTCACAAATCCAGTCCTCGTAGCATCGCTTTTTGCTGTAAGAACACCAATATGGATTGAAGAAAAAGACGCATTTGCGGGAGCGGTTGAATCAACCCTATCCATCCCGTCCATGGAATCGCCACCAATAATCATGTCTTTATCCTCCGCCAATAACTGTTGTCTCAGAAACCTTTTGGTCAATCTTTTTCTTGTCTTCAGGTGAAATCTTCTCAAGAGTAGCAAAAGAAATCTTTAGCGGTTCAGGTACGCCATACTGATAGGCAACAGAAGTAATCAAATATGCTGTTTCATCAAAACCTTTTATCCCATAGACAACCACTGTCATGCCCGCCCGTATGTTGTAAGCGCTACCAACATTCTCCTCATATTTGTCTCCAACCCAAATATTGGCTGTTCCCTCTGACTCTTTAGGACTGTCCATTGACCTGCGCATTTCAGGAACTTCGGTCAAATAGAAATTCATCTTCTCGTCATTTGGATACTTCAAAGGTATGTAATAAAGCGGTCTGACTTCCTTTTTCCCGTCAGCACCAGTAAAAGTGTATGCAGGGGTTTTTTCAATACCCCACCGACCGAGAAGCCAGTTCGGTGACCCGTAATACAATGTTGGAACAGCAATTTTTTTGCCTTCTGGTATGGCATACATCACGAAGCAAAGGTATTGAAGATCTTTAGCCGAGCGAACCAAAACATCATAAACAGACTCCTTGTTTTTTTCTGTTTTAACCTTGATTGTCGTAGTTTTGATACCTTTTGGTTCTTGACCTATAAAACCTAAACCAAACTTTTTCGCAACCTTTTGCGCATACTCGTAAGCCGTAGTTGACTTAAGAGCCTGCGGTTTCTTATCCATTTTCATTCGCTGAATTGCTTCAGTACGCAACTCTAACTTTATTTTGAAATGCTCACCTTCGCCATTGGCTATTTCATGGCTTGCGATCATATACTTCTCTGTCAGCGTTCCATCAAAGAAATCAACTATGTTTCCAACAGCAAAATAATTGTTATTCCACATAGCCAATTTCTCGTCAACAAGTTCCACTGTCACCTGAGAAGCACCATCAACCGTGTAACTGACGCCGATGCTCGTAATGCTTTGAGCAATCTGAGCCCTAACGGACGCTTGGTCGTTTCCAACAATTATTATTGTTTTATCAGAAATCATATGTGACTATTTAGGTTTGTACGGCGTGCAAGGTGACGGCTTGTGCGGGTCGTTCTTGTTGTACCACCTCATACTATTCGTAGGTGCGTGCCAACAGTTTAACTTTCCTTTTGCCTTCTCTGCGTCAATAGTCGCGTTTGCCTTTGCGTCAGCGACATTGGTTACAGGAACAAATTTACCTGTCTTTTTATCTTTTTTGCAAAGATTCTTATGCTTGGCAGCCCACACCTGATCTTTGCAGGTTTTATTCGGACGCGAAAAAACAAGAGGTGGGATCAAAGCCAAATTGATATTCGGATTACGATTCTCAACCAAACTAATCTTCACATTAGCCATACTGATCTTGTTGTCCTTATTGCGACGCTGAACATCAATACTCATATCAGTAATAGAGAAAAACAAGCCATTCAACCGTTCGGTGCTCATATTCCTGAAAGTAAAAGGAGAGTTTGTAAAAATATCGTAGTTAAGTAATTGGAAAACTTTGTCGCTACTTGAACCCATCCGACGCAAAGCAAAAAGTTCGCTGTCAACGCTCTGAATCAGACCATCACCGGGGTGGGCAATTAGGGCAGTAAAATCAACCGTCATAAGCGAATGAGATTTAAAAGCAACAATAGGTGTAGTTCCGGGTCGCGCAATCTGAACCATCTCGTCAGATAGTTTTCCAATATTAACTTCTCGTGGGCTATAAGGGAAAACAAAATCTTCCTCAATAGTTGCATCAGAAGAACGCATCCTAAGAATCAATGGCAACGCACCCGGGATAGCCGACTGCATTCTGTCTGCTTCTGGTGTCGGATCTTTAAGACGCACCCAAACTGTTACTGATGTAGCCATTACGATTCCCTAGTTGTTCCCGTGTTGGCACCGCGTTCTTTTTGTTCACGGAGAGCCTTCGCAATAGCAGCCTCAATTTGCACAATAGTGCTCCTATCCAAAATGCTTGCGTTGATCACTGTGTTCACATAAGCAGGATTTGATGTTTGTGCCGCTGGTACAGCATCTGATCCTACCGAGTAACGACTACGGACTCTTGCTTCTTCTGGATCAAGCGCATACATTCCAGCAGAACTACCTGTAGACATTACTTGTCTAGTTTTTTGTTCAGCGAGAACTGGGTCTAGTTCTTGTTGTGCGTTGATTAGGTTGGCTAGGAACTGAGGGTTTAACGCTTGTTGAGAACTGATATAGCCCATAAGTTTTGTTGGATCCAATTTGGTTGGATCAGCATTTGATCCAAGACCCTGATCCAGCAGTGCTTTGCTACCAGCAAAAAGTTCAGCCAAATCTGTGCCACTAATATTTTTAAGAAGCGAAGTACCTGTCAAACCAGCAGATCCCGCCGTAGTGCGCAAATAGGTTTTCATCTCTTCGCTGAGATCTTTGAAACTTCCTGTAGTTAATTCTTCTTCCAGAGTTGAACCAGTAAGAGCCAAACCTGCAACATCTCCATAAGCCGCGATATTGTAATCACGCAACTGCTGTAGATAGTTATCCATAGTGCTCTGAGAAATATCGCCACCAAGGATCCTTGATTGGGTGGAGTTAACAAGTTTTGACTGTTCTTGAGCGTTTGCTTTATCTGTAAAGAAGTCTCGTGATGCACCAGAAGCATTAGCCCCGATATTTGCCCAAGCGGCTTTCATCAATCTTGCTTGCTCCGCAGTATCTTTTCCAAGGATCTTGATAACATCACGCAAGTTCAACATTTGATCTTCTATGTTGATGCCCTTGTCTTTTGCAAACGCGTTCAGTTGTTCCGCACCTACACCCAAATATTTTTGAGCAATGTTGGCGGCACCAGAATAGTTATTGATTTTTGTATTTAATGCTTCAAATTCTTTGTTGTATTTCTCTAAAGCCTTAGCGGCATATGCTGGATCGGCGTTTTCTCCAACAAGTTTTCCTCTAGCGGCGATCATATCTGTACGGGCTTTTAAGAGTTCATCAACGTTCCCACCCGCCATAGCATCAGTAACGGCGGTTGAATATTCTCCAACAAGAGTCTCTGCTGCTTTTCGTGTGTCTTTACGCTGTTTCCCCGCTTTTAGATATCCAGTAACTCCGCCGATTACGGCACCAATAGCGGCACCAGCACCAGCACCAACGACTGCAAGCGGACCACCCCAAGCGGTAAGAGCCGCGCCAATACCTGCACCAATACCTGCACCAGCAGCAGCACCACCAAGAGCAGCGGTACCCCTAGATTTAACGGAATCGTCATTGAATTTTCCGCCAATATAACTTCCAGCGCCATAAGCAAGAGCGCCAATAGCAACTGGGGCGGCAACAGAAGATGCCGAAGCACCCAACATCATCAATCCACCAGTTCCCTGAGCAGCCAAACCTGCACTCTTGAGCGCACTGCCACCTACAGAGTCATACCCGCCTGCTTTGTCTCCTTGACCTGATAGAAGACTTCCACCTAGCATTAAACCACCACTGGCAAGCATTGTCCCTATGCCGGGCATCATCCCTTTGACGCTTTGAAACAATTTCCCGCCACGACCAGCAAACCTGCCCCCGCCAGCAGTAGGGGTTCCGCCGGGAGTCATTGGACTTCCACCAACATTCACGACACCAGCCTGAACATTCATTGTTCCAGTCTGTTTCATATTTTTACCAAACATGGTTCCGAAAACCTTAAAGAACCTTGTGGCAAGAGCAAACAACGAATACAGAGCGGCAACGTTGACTAACGCTCCTGCGATTTTCCCTAAAGGACCTAACTTGTTGAAAACATTACTGATTGTTAAAGCAGCCTTACCGAAAGCAGTTAAACCTCTGAAAAACAATTCAACCATTTTGAAGATGATTTCAAAAACTGGCATCGCACCCATAAATAATCTGCGAACAGTATCACCATATTTACCCATAGCAGTAAGGGTTTTGGAAATCTGTATTGCGAAACCAGTGATGCTGTCTTTATTTCGCTCAATGACTTCAGCAAGATCTGTCATGCTTCTTGTAAAGTTTTGCCCCAACGCAGAAAACATTGGTTTGAAGAAATATTCGTTGATTAACTCGCCAGCCTCACGAAACTGCCTCATCCAATCCTGCATCCCATCAAAAAAGTCTCTCATGCTCGTGATCGTGCTATTGAAGAATTGAAAAATATTTGGCGTCGCACCAAGATATTTGGTCATCAAAACAATTAAAGCATTTGTGCCTTTTTCAACCTTGTCAAGGAACGCACCCATTTTCCCTTGAAGACTAAAATCTTGCATAACGAAATTGAGACGGATAATGAAACTTTCAATGATTTGTTGCAGTCGGGCGATTGCTCCACCAGTTTCACCAAGATACTGTCCACCGAGATCGGTTAACAAACCCTTGATTGAGGTAACAGCAGACTTAAAACGACCCATAACCGTATTATTGAGTGCGTCCAGTGTCCCAGCATATTTTGTTGCAAAAGTTTCACCAAGTTGACCACTAGCAGCGGCTTTCAAAAACTCATCACTTGTTTTGATACCAAGAGCACTAGCCTCTTTTACGATTTTCTCAAAGTCAGGACCTAGATCTTTAGCCGCTTGAGCGCCACCAGCAAGGCTTCCTTTTTTCTGCACTGCCGCCAAGAACTCTGCAAGTTTCCCTGCGCCCTTCTCTAAGTCGCCACCGCTACCTGCAACAACATTCATCAAACCCTCAAAAGCCGCTGTCGTCGCACCGTCAACAGGTTTCACTTTGCTCAAAGTTGAAAAGGCGCTCTGCAAACCCTTGGAACCAATAACAGCAAGCCGTGCATTATCTGTAAACATTGACATTGCTTGACCAGCGGCAACTATTCTGTCAGTTGTGTTGTTAGCCCCCTCTGAGTATGCGGGTGAGTTTTGTACAGCAGAAAATTCTTTCTGCGCAGCCAAGAAAGTCGTTAACGCAACAAATCCAACGGCTAAAGCAGACGCCAATGAAGCCATTGCCGCTTTATACATGTTTATGAAATAGGTTCCTGCTTTGAAAGCCAAAGCGATTCCGCCTAAAGCAGCCATCATCAACGGAAGGGCAATAGCGGATAACTTGTTGACTAAGCCCAATAATTTTCCGTAGGCGGCAATACCTTTGCCCATGTCGCCTCGGAAGTCAAAAACTTGACCACCAAAGCCGTCATAACGACCTTTTCTTGGTCTACTGCTTCCACCACGACCACCACGGTTGCCACCGCCACCGCCACCGCCTCCTCCGCCACCGCCAGATCCACCACCATCGCCGCCAGAACCGCCACGATCACGCTCACGGTTATAGCGTCTCTGTGCGTTAGTTAATCTGTCAAGTGCTTCACGGGTAGCCTCAATGGTAGCAATGTCAGAGTTGACCTCTATATCAATTACTACGCGCTCGGCTGGCATACATCCATCTCCG